TCATTTGTTTAAAATTTCAAGATTATTATCACCAAACACAAGCTTTAGAATCTGCTCTTTCCTGTCTTTCTTCAGACGAATCTGCAAAACAGCTTCAATGTCTTCGGGCTCCTTGCCATCTGGTACATATTTTTGCGGATAGGTGAACAAGTCTACCACTTCCACGCCAAGACAACTTGCGATAATCTCAAGTTCACTTACTTTCAGTTCACGTTTCCCTTTCTCAATATTACTAATGACCGAGTCATCGACGGACAAAGCGTCAGCCAATAATTTCTGTGGAATGCCCTTTTCCAACCTGATTTTCTTTATGTTTTCTATCACTTTCATTTTGACGAAGTTAAGCTGATTATCCAAAATACTTATTGAGAAAATTGCACGTATATTTGATGTTTTCTCAAATAAAACTTGTGATTATCTCAATTTTCATATACCTTTGCGCTCAAATCACAATAGATATGGAACAAAATTACAATGAGATTGCCAATCCTGCAATAGCGAAAATGCGCTATTGCTTCCGAAAAGGTTATATGAAAGTTAGCCTTCAGGATAAGAATACAGTACGTGCTGAATTGATGCAGATTTTAGGCATCACAGATATGACGTATTTCTCAAAAATATTGAACAAGGGGGTACCTAATATTAGTCTCCTGAAATATCAAGCCATTACGCAGGCTTTCGCCCGCCGCGGCATCACCGACGTATGGACCACCGAGGAAGCATAGCCACACTGACCGTCCGAGAGGGGCAGGTGGCCGAACGTATCGCCTGGGGAGCCTCGCAGAAGGAGGTGGCCGACGACCTGGGCATCTCCCGCTATACGGTGGACAACACGTTGCGGAAAATCTACCAGAAGCTGCATATCGGCAAAATCAACGAGTTGTCGGCCTGGTGGTTCTGCACGACGTTCGGCATCAGCTTCGACCTGTCGCCGCTGAAGAGAGCCATCGGGGCGGTGTGCCTGGCGGGCATCTTCATCGCAGGAGAGATGAACCACGACTTCCGGTTCTGTCGGTATCGGGAGGGACGGGTGCGAATAGAACGGATTATCAGATTAAATGAATAAGACGATTCACAACCTATAAAAACAGACTACAATGAAAGAAACAGCAACCGAAATACACCCCCGCGGCTTCGCCACCATCTCCACTCCGGACGGGCGAGACCGCATCTGGCTGCCCCGACCGACGGCATCGGGGCAAATCTACGCCACATGCAGCTTCGCCCTGAGCGGGCGGATGCCGCTGGTGGACAGCATCGACACCTTGGGCTACGTCCGCGTGGAACGGGCCACGACCTACGACAACGACTACAGCAGCCTGCACCTGGCCTGCCTGACCAACCCGCAGGACTGCATGGAGCGGCTGATGGAGGACTTGCCGAAAGTGATGGAGGAATGGCTATGATACTGGAAATGGAAATGTCGGAAAACTTGCTGGAAGCCTTCCTGCAAGAAGTAAGGACCGAGGGACTGCCGGTTCACATCCAGCGCAGCTTCCCGTACACGGACGAGAACGGGACGGAGATGGAGCGTGTCATCATCGAGCATCCGGACACGGACTTTGATTTCAATGCGGTGTTGGGCCGCGTCATTAACGAACACTATAATCTGAAAGAATCATGAAAAAATTGAATGAGAATGTTACCATCAATCGGGTGGAGTTAGACAACTGGAAGTACGATGAAGATTTTTTTATGTACCCCGTCAGTTATTATGCATCCGTCTCCTTTCATGGGAAAGAATACATATCCTATTTTACAACAGACGACCTCCGGCAGAAAGAAGATTGGGGACTGGATAACAGTGGATGCGAAGGAGATGAAGAGCTGTTTTATTCCGCCGAATCTTATTTTTCAAACCACGACAAAGAGACGGACGCGCTGATGGAGATGCTGAAAGAAGAATGGGAAGACTATTGGCGAGGAGATTCGCCATATAATTTCATGGGTATCAAGGATGAATAAATGAACACTATAATCTGAAAGAATCATGAGTTACTTTATCGAATACATACGGACTTATGCGAACGTCAACAAGAAAGGCATGGTATTACAGGAGTTTGTGCAGCAGATTGAACACGTCCTCATCCCGGACGAACTGTCACTGGATGCCCTGAAGAGCGAGTTGGAAGCTGCCATCAAAACGATGAACGCGAAATATCCGCGCACTATGCCCGTCTATCTTACTCATGCGGGTGCTGGCAATCATTTCCAGTGGGACATACTGGTAGAGGGCAGGCCGGAGCTCTGCGTCTGCGTCATCAGTTTCAAAAAGGTGCGTGGCATTTATCAGTATTCCTTACATCCAGAGGAACCCGCGCACAATGCGCTGGAAATGCACGCACAAAGTGCGGGAAAGTAACGCACAAAGTCTCCACTTGTAACGCACAAGGTAGCCACTTGTCACGCACAAGGTAACCCCTATTGATTATCAATCACTTACAAAACCAAGACGAATTATGAAATGAATATACAAAAACAACGAGAAAAAGCAACGTGTCCGCATCCTCGCCACCGGCGAACTGGGCACCGTGACCGACCGTGTGCTGATGAAACGCAGCGGCAAGTGACCCGTCCGTTTGCGTCTCGACACAGATAACTAAGTTTGCAGAAAAGAAAGTTTCATGTTATGAATTTCACTATAGACGATATACGCCGCATCAAAGAAGCCTCCAAAGGGCGGTTGCTGGAGGTCATAGGCGACTTCCGCGAACTCCGCAGGCGCGGCAAGGACTACGTGTGCGACTGCCCCCAGTGCGGCGGCAAAGAGAAACTGTCCGTCTCGCCCTCGAAGGGGCTATTCAAATGCTGGTCGTGCCCGGACATCAAGGGAAGCGACGCCGTGAGCTACCTGATGACGGTAGAAGGCAAGAATTTCCCCGATGCCATGGACTACCTGGCCCGCAAGTTCAATGTCCTGCTCGACGAGCCGCCTGCACCGGCCGCCAAGCCCGTGCCGTCCCGCATGAAGCCGGGCAGCCGCGCGGCCAAGGGTCAGGACACTGGGACGTTCTGCGCCCGGATGCTGGCCGAAAGCGGCCTGACGTATGAGGACGTGACGGCCAAGGTCTATCGGACGGGCGACCGGCAGAGCATCTTCGAGGCACGCACGTTCCGCCCCGGTACGGTGGACGAATACGGCAACATCGTGGACGGCGACGACGTCATCATCGAATACTACGACCTCGACGGCCTGCCCGTCATCTACCAGCGCAAGCTGCCCTCCCGGCGCAAGGCTGCCAGCGAGCCGAAGGAATACTACCGCGTCCGCTGGCAATACCCGCAGGAGCATCTCGACAAGGAAGGACGCCCCTACAAGTACAAGTCGCCGGCCGGGAGCGGCACGCCCATCTACATCCCGGAGCGTGTCCGCCGGATGTACAAGGAAAAGACGCAGTTCGCCCGGCTGTATATCCAGGAGGGAGAGAAAAAAGCCGAGAAGGCCTCCAAGCACGGCATCCCCAGCATCGCCATCAGCGGCATACAGAACCTGGGACAGAAGGGCGCCCTGCCCGAAGACCTGGTGAAGCTCATCGACACCTGCGGCGTGACGGAGGTAGCACTCATCTTCGACGCCGACTGGAACGACCTGTCGCAAAACCTCCGCATCAACAAGCCCGTGGAGCAACGCCCGGCCTCGTTCTTCGCCGCCGCCCGCAACTTCAAGGAATACATGCGGATGCTGAAGAACCGGGGAATCCTGGTAGAAGTATTCGTCGGCCACGTGCAGAAGAGCGAATCCGGCGACAAGGGCATCGACGACCTGTTGGCCAATCTGCTGAAGGGGCGTGAGGATGAACTGGCGCGGGACATCGAGTTTGCCTGCAACGAGAAGTCTGGCCAGGGCCGCTACGTCGCCATGCACAAGGTAACCACCTGGAACGACTTCAAGCTGAAAGAACTCTGGTGCCTGCACAGCCACGAGAAGTTTGCCGACCTGCACCGCGACGTGCTGGCCGAGATGCCCGAATTCATGTTCGGCCGTTGCGCCTGGAAGTTCGACGCGGCGGGCAAGGTGGTCTCGGCCCAACCGTTCGAGGAAGATGAGAGATTCTGGATAGAGGAAGAGTTTATCGACAAGAACGGCAACAAGAAAAAGAACTTTGAATACAACTATGTCGCCGCCCGCAATTTTTTCCAGAACCGGGGCATCGGCCGTTACCGTCTGCTCGACACCAAGCAGTGGGATTACATTCATCTCGATCCGCCCGTGGTGGAGACCATCGACGTGGACGATGCCCGCGACTTCATGTTTGCTTTTGCCGAGCAGAACTGCAGCCTTTTCGTCAACAATGCGCTGCTGAAGGGAGGCTCTCAGTTCGTTGGCCCCTTCCAGATGAACCGCCTGCATTTCATCCAGCCCAACTTCATTGCCCCCAGTCGCGAGGAGCAGTACTTCTACTTCAAGGAACGCTGCTGGCGCATCACCCAAGGCGAGGTGAAGGAATTGGGCTATGAAAGCGTGATGCACCACATCTGGGCCGAACAGCGGAAAAATGTCGATGCCCGCTACCTGGGCCGCCCATTGGTCACGTTCACCGAGCAGGACGGCAATTACACGTACCGCCTCTCGGAGGATGGCAGGCGGTGCCACTACCTGCGGTTCCTGATCAACGCCAGCAACTTCACCTGGCGCAAAAAGCCGGAAGAAATCGAAGAGGGCGAAATCTACGAGAACAACCTGCACCTCCTCTCCAAGCTCTGCGCCATCGGGTACCTGCTGATGGAGGTCAAGGACAACAACGTGACCCGCGCCGTGGTCGGCATGGACGGCAAGCAGAGCGAGGTGGGCGAATCGAATGGCCGCAGCGGAAAGTCGCTCATCGGCGAGCTGATGCGCCAGGTTGTGCCCATAGCCTACATTCCCGGCAAGAAGCCCGACCTGATGACTGACCAGTTCGTGTGGAACGACGTGGACGAGAAGACACGCCTCGTGTTCATCGACGACGTGCTGCAGAACTTCAACTTCGAATTCCTGTTCCCCAACCTCACCGGCGACTGGACGGTCAACAAGAAGGGCGGCACCCGCATCACCTATCCCTTCTCCAAGTCGCCCAAGATATACATCTCCACCAACCACGCCATCCGTGGCAGCGGCAGTAGCTTCACCGACCGCCAGTGGCTCATCGCCTTCTCCGACTTCTACAACGACACGCACAAGCCGCTGCACGACTTCGGCGTGCTCTTCTTCTCCGAATGGGACTACACCCAGTGGAACCTCTGCTGGAACCTGCTGGCCAACTGCATCCAGCTCTACCTCACTTACGGTGTTGTCCAAGCGCCCGGCGACCGCCTCGAACAACGCAAGCTGCGCCAGGAGGTAGGCGAGCAGTTCATCTCCTGGGCCGACGAATACTTCAGCAGCGACGAGCACCTCAACCACCGGCTCGTCAAGAAAGACCTGTTCGACGCCTTCATTAACTACGACCCCGCCTTCAGGAAATATACCAGCGCGACCGATTTCAAGAAGCGCCTGCTGAAGTATTGCAAGTGGAAGGGTTACGTGTTCAATCCCCAGAAGTACGATCCCAAAAGCGGCAAGCCCCTCTTCTTCGACAAGGACGGCAAGCCCGTCATTGACGACAAGGCCGGCGGCGTGGAGTATGTCACCGTCGGCACCCGTCCCGGCCAAATGTCCGAACCCGGTACAGACCCGATGGGCTTGCCTGTGACGGACAACAAACTGGATTTCTAAAAAAAAACGTCATGACTGATACCTATGAAGAAATAACAATCCGCCTGCTGGCTTTGCGCGAAAAGGCTCCTGAACGCTTCATGCGTTTCTACTATGCAGTCTGGCAGATGTGCGACGAACTTCCGGACGGACAACAATTCCGCATTGCTGACCGTTGTGCCCAAAGAGCCATTCCGATTTTCCGCGACATAGTATCTATATATATCATGGAACAACCGTGGGACAAATACAAAGGATTGTTGGAATTTTCGGACGACTTGGAGACGGTCCGTAGGGGTATTTGTATGCGGCCGCCACGTCAGGCATCGCCTGTCTGGAACCCTCGGAAGGAATAGTTTCCTGCAATTTATCACTTTGTAAAGTTACAAATTTTAAATGAATTACGCAAATCTATGCTTAAAAAAGAATGTAAAATTTTCGTGGTAATTTCACCGGATTCTTTGGTGCGTGAGCAAATGTTGTCTCGGTTAGCCGTCCGCCTCGGTTTTGCCCGTGTCCCCAGCGATGCCCGGAAGATCATCGCCTCGGATATCCGCGGCATTGACCTCTCCACTGCCTATTTTGTATTGTGCGCCAACTACAATTTCCGTGGTGCCACCCTGACCAACCAACGCCTCTACGAGATGGCTGCCCGGGGCCTCTGTGTGGCTGTCGGTGTCCGTTCCCTTCCCCGCGAATATGAATTCATCTGCCAGGCATTCTATCCTGAAGACTCGCTTTGAATCATTCTCTAAGCTCCGATGATGCGCAGCAGCATCGGAGGCGGTATTCTTGCCTGGTTGTACATTTCCCTCGGATGTTCCCCAGCTTCGCCTTTCCCCCCGCCCCCTAATTCCCCAGTTTAAGCAAATCGGACAACTGTGCCTGCCGCAGCCTAGGGTGTGTATATATATTCTCTCTTCTTTTTAAAAAAACAACTGCTTCAAAAAATAAGAAAAAAATCGTGCAATCGTGCAACCTCATATAATTTGCCCATTAACAATATGAAAACCAAAAGAATAAGTCGCACGAAAATTGCACAATCAATGCACGAATTCCGCACGATTTGCACTTTTGAGATGAAAATGCCCATTCGTGCACAATTAGGAAATCCGTACAAGAAAAGTGCGGAAATAGCACGTTTACAATATATTGGTAATCAAATACTTGCATCTAAATTTTGCACGATTATTCTATTTGCACGATTTTTACTTTCGATTTGAAGCCATTGCAGGATGAGGAGAGGAATCCTATGTGGGAAAAATCTCCCAAAATATGGGACAACCTATTGTATAGCTTGATATAAATATGTATATTTGCAAGAAAATCAATAGTTTATAATATGGTAACCACTCGAATCAACCTACCGGAACATTTGCGCGAATATATTGAAGGAAAATACGGGAACTTCAGCCATGAGCCTGTCAGGTTCCCGGACAACTACGACCTCTATCACATTATTTTTGATTTGCTGGAGAAGCGACCCGGAAACCTGTCCAAGGACGAAGGAAACCTAGAAATCGTCTTGCCCGAGCGTAGTGTAGGGAAAAGGCCGGAATACTACAACTATCTGGGCCAACGCTCCCAGCGTATCATTGCCCAGAAGATAGGCATCATGATGTGGTCCGAGACACACGATTTCATCGATCAGAAGAAACACGTGGACGGGATGGAATACAAAGATGCCGTCCACCTCTTTATGAATCGCTACGGGATAGATAGCCTAAGCGAAGATGCCTTCCTGAAGAATTATTACCGGTGGCGTTGCAAGATGCGTGCTAAGGAGAAGAAGCGTGGTTATATTCGCTCCAAAAGATAAATGACGTTAAATCCGGGAAGAAAAAACAGACATCAAGCGTTCCAGTTTGTCCTTTTTGAGGAGCAATCCCGATGCAAAAACTTGTAATTATTGAAATACAGAAAGTTATGAACAATATGGGAGGTATTATCCGGTGCGAGGTGGTGCAGGTTTCAGCAGTAGAAACTTTTGAGGTGATGAATAGTGCAGTCCGGTTGACATTGAAGTCCGGCCAATCGTGGGAAACCTTGACCATTAGCACCAGGCAGACCACGGCAGTAGCCCCGCCCGAGAAGAGTGAAACTGGTACGGCATACGCCCACCGGTTCACCACGGTACTGCCGTTCTGCGTTTATCGGGGAGAGAATATATCATTTTACCGGGATTGTTGTCGCAACGGCTGCCTGGTCCGTTATACAGATGCCAACCTCCGCACCCGCATTCTGGGCTCCAAAGAATTCCCTCTGACCGGTACGTTTGAAGAAGTTCCCGGAGAAACCGCTGCCGACTTGGCCGGGTACCGCCTGGAACTGGAAGCCACCTGCCTCCATCCCCAGTTAATATATAAGGTATAGCGTCTTTTGTCTGTCCGGCAGGCTGTCGTAACATTGCACCGTAATTAATTGGTGCAATGAGCAAACGTATTATCCTTTCCGACTCCTCGCTGAACCGTTACGGCTATCGGGTTCTGACTGAAGGCATTGATTACACTGCTTTTGAAAAGAATCCGATATTGCTGTACATGCACTTTCGTGACGAAGGCAGTCCATATTGGGGAACCTACAAAGCCATCGGCCACTGGAAAGACATCCGGGTGGAGGATGGCGTGTTATCGGCCGAACCTGTGTTTGACAAGGTGGATGAACTCTCCCAGACCATCGCCGCCAAGTTCGAGGCCGGTACTTTCAATGCGGCCAGTGTAGGCATCCGCATCCTGGCTACTTCCGGCGAGAAAGAATACCTGGTACCCGGGCAGACCCGCGAAACCGTCACGAAGTGCGAACTGATGGAAGCCAGCATTGTGGATATTCCCGCCAATGCCAACGCTGTGCGGTTATACGACCGCGACACTTCCGTCAGCCTGGCCATCGGAATGGAGAACAACGCCGTCCCATTGCTCCACAAATCCCCAACACCTATGAACCTGAAAGCAAAATGGAAGACCGTCCTCGCCTTTCTTGGCATCGGCGAGGACAAAGCCGATGCGACCCAACTCTCCGAAGAGCAGATGGAGTCGCTCAATGCCGAGATGGAGCGTCTGCAAAACGAGAATGCCCGGCTGGCGAACGAGAAAGCGGAAGCCGACAAGCAATTGCAGAGCGCGAATGAAGAATTGTCCACGCTGAAGGCCGAACTAGCCAAGAAGGACGGAGAGATCAGCACGCTGACCGAACAGGTGCAGAACCTGAAGAACCAACCTACAGAAGGGCAGCATGGCCCGGCACCGAAGACTGAGCCGCAAGGGGAAGTCAAAGAAGACCTGGCCGCTTTTGCCGATAAGAATCCCCAGGATTATGAAGCGCTGACCGCCCGGATGAAGGAAGAAGGACTTATTTAACTCACAATCTACATTTCACAATTATGGCAGAAACCCCCAAACTGATAGACGTCAAGAAGCTCAATGAAGCGATGACGATTTACGACAAAACCTTGCGTGCTCTCCCTTATGCCACGCTGCAAGAAGTGTCCGCCATTCTTGGCCTGAACGTGATGGATTTGCAAGGCAAGCATGTCCGCATCAACGAACGCCGCAACGCCGGTGGCACTCAGGCCTACAAGATAGGCAAGGACTTCGGGCTGATGGACAAATTGTTGGCTTTCGAGCCTTCGGCCATCGAACCGAAGGATGTGGTGTGCATCACCAAGGAAAACAGCCAGGTATACAGTGACAATGAATTGCTTATCGTAGGCGGCAAGCCCGTGAGCAACATCACCAAACGGCACCCGCTGGAAGTCCGTGTGGCACATACCTTGGTAAAAAGCCACATTGAAGACGTGGTGTATGTGTTGTTCCACGCCGAGCGGGACGAAGAATCCACCTCCCCGGCCGGCGCGTTCGACGGTTTCTTCACAAAGGCTGACCTACTGATTGCCAGTGGCGATGTCAACGCCGCCCGCGGCAACTTCGCCGTCAGCGGCGAGTTCTTGGCGCCTACCAGCGACACCGACTATTCCGCCTATGAGAACTTGGTTGAATGGATAGGCAATACCAATACTCACCTGCGATCCAGCCGTAGCGGCATACCTCAACTGTTGTGTGCTCAAAGCGTGCTGATTGCCGCCCGTGCTGCCTTGCGCAACAAACTCAAGCTACAGGAATACCCCTCGATGCAGCGCATGATCGAACTGTTGCGCGAAGATGCCTTCTGTCCCACGCTGGAAGTGGCCACCCACGAAGCCCTGGGCCGCGGAAGCCGCCTGATTCTCCAGAAGAAGGGGAACATGGACCTGGCTTTCAACACCCAGGCCGCGACAAGGTTTTGCCAGATCCGCGACATCTACGAAGACCCCAACGAATGGCAGTTCTGGCTCCAGTCAGGCTACGACACCCGCATCAACGACTGGCACGAGAAGGTGTTCTGCACGAATGAGCAGAAGAACGAGTCCCTCGACCTGGCAGGCGACTACTGCAAGACCGGCGGTGTGCAGGTAACCATTACCGGCGATGACGGCCAAGGCAAGTGGAACGTGCAGGGTAAGGCCGCCCAGCGCGGCAGCGGTCAATACATCATCGGCCTCACTCCAGGCAAATATACCATCGAATTCTCCGATGTGAGCGGCAAGACCAAACCCACTAACCTGACCGAAGTCGATGTGAAGGCCGGTGAAATTACCGCCAAGGAAGCAACCTACACACCTGCGGTGTAATGAAATATTAAGAATGAAGAACTTAAAAACAACTGAACTATGAAACGAAAACTTTTTCTTTTCTGTATAGTCGCCACCGTCTTGGCAGCAGCGTTTTGTCTGCTGCCGGAACTGGCTGGCAATACCTTCAGTACGGATTCTGAAGGATTGATATTAGCCACCGGTCCGGCCTTTGCCGCGCTGAAATGGCCGGTAGGGCGTAATAACATGGGCGGTTTCAAAGGCTACCTTATCTTTGTGCCTGCCGATGCACCGTCGGCCATGCCCGAAGTCCCGGCATGGGATGAAGCTGCGGACAACGAAGAACTGGTGACAGCCTCCGGAACCTTCACCTTTCCCGCAGAAGGCACCATTAAATCTCCCTTGTATCTGTACAGCACCGATGCTACCGTCGGTTACAATGCCGAAGCCCAAGGTGAAGCCGATGGCATATCCTACCGCCAGACCCTGACCGCCTTCTTCCCCGGAAACATGAAAGAAGCCCATGCCTTCGCCGCCTTGGTGAAGAATACGCCGGGCTACTACATATTCGAGGATTCCGACGGCCAGCAAATGATGATCGGGCAGAAAGGCATGCCTGCCTCTACTTCGGTGGCTTTCGCCGGCGGTCAGGCCCGTGCCGATCGTCGTGGCCATACCTTCACCATTACGGCGGACAGCAATTATTCCGCCATCTTCCTGGAAACCCCTCTTGATGTGGAAGCCGTCAAAAACGGTACATGGGCATCGGCCGGAGCAGGAGGTTAATCTTATAATTGGTATATAGGACATGAAACGTAAGGAACAACTGCAACAATGGCTCGGAGACCGTCGGCGCACCTATGCCGACGGCCTCCGGCTGTTCCGGGCCTTGGCATCCGACGCGATGGCCAAGCGCTACTCCGCTTATCTGGAGCAGAGTGCTGACGGCGTGTCAAACCCCTTCGACCCCCGGTTTACCCAATTGGTGAACTGCCTGAGCAAGATTTCACATGCCATCCGGAGCGGGCAGCACATCCCTGCCGCCGAAGAAGAACTCCTCACGGTCACCGTGCCCGCCGACGACAAGACCGTGGAGCGGGAAGCCCGGCAGCGGCGCATCGAAGAGCTGAAGGCGGACAATGAGGACATCGCCACCCGCATCGGCTACCTGGAGGATGAGAACGGCACCCATGCCGACGACATTGCCGAATTGCAGGAGCAGATGGAGCAGAACCTGGACGAAATCCAGCAACTGCGCAAGGACGTGGACCAACTCAGCGCTCCCGGCGTGAAGATTGTCACCGAAGAAAGCCTGACCCCGGAACTGAAGAAAGCCTATCAACGCATCAAGGAAATCGCCCCGCTCTATGCCTCGTTGCACGCAGACATCGCCAACGAATCCACTCCGGACGATGACCGCAAGCGGCTGGCCGACAAACTCTGCGACCTGGACGACGAACGGCGCGAGCTCTGGAAGCAGATAGACGACTGGGCCGAGGGAAAGGGCGTCCGGCTGGATGAGAAACGCCCCGAATACAGCGACAACCCCACCGTGCGAGGCTACGAGATGGCCCGACAGATGAAACGCCTGCGGCAGAACATCGCCAACAGCCAGGATGCCGCCGACAAGGCCCTGGCCGACGGGCGGCAGACCATCTACGAGAACGCCATGAAGCGGCTGGAGCGGTACCGCGCCGAGCTGAAGGAACTGGAGGCCGAAATCGCCCCAGGGCAAAAAGATTGTTAAGCATAGGATGACACCCCGGAAGGCGGACGATGCACACTGAGCGCATGGCCCGCCTTTCATGCTATATACAATGGACCGACAATGAACCAAGAATCCACCTACACCCGCATCGAGCGCAGCCTGTTCAAAGACAAGGAGCAGGCCGCCCGCACCCTCTCGCCCCGCGAGCTGGAAATCAAGACCCGCCTCATGCTCTGCGTCTCCCGCCTGATGGACGACCCCATGACCGAGGACGCCGAGCTGGTCAACTTCCTGCTGCACGGATGCGCCGGACAGGCCGGCCCCGTCAGCAAGAGCCAGGCCTACCGCGACCTGGCCATGGTGCGCCGCCTGGTGGGCAACATCCAGTTGGCCGCCAAGTCGTGGTACCGCTACATGATTGTCGAGGGGGCGAAGAAAGCCTACGAGGTGGCCATCAACAACAACGACGCCAAGGGAGCCGCCGCCGCGCTGGACAAGCTGGGCAAATACACCCGCTGCGACAAGGAGGACGACACCTTCGACTACTCGCAGATGGTGCCGCCCTCGTTCGAGCCGACGGACGACGTCACCCTGCTCGACGGCCTGGAACCCGTGGACAACCTCGAGGAGAAGCGCAAGATGCTCCGGCAGTATTTCAAAGGGGAGGCGGAGGAAGCGCAGATAATGAAGAATGAAGAATCTTTGGAAATGAAAAATGAAGAATGAAGGATTAAAAATGGAAAATGAAGAACGAAAAACGAAGAATGAAGAATTGAGTGAAGAAGATTCTTCATTTCGTCCCGCAGGGACTATTCTTCATTCTTCATTGAAAAAGAAGTTCTTCAACCGGATGCAGCGCCTGCTGATGGCCGTCTCGGCGCACGATGAGTACGTCATCGCCGCCCGCGGCACCGGCAAGAGCGAGGGCGTGGACGCCCGCTTCATCCTCCAGTGCGTCTGGGAGATGCCCGGAAGCCTGGGCGCTCTGCTCAGCCCCACCTACGCCAAGGCCTGGGGCAACACCCTGCCCGCCATTTGCAAGGCCCTGGGCGAGTGGGGCTACCTGGAGGGCGTGCACTACGTCGTGGGCCACCGCGCCCCCGCCGCCCTGGGCTTCCGACAGCCCGTCAGGCCCCTGATGCGCGAGGGCTGGAACAACGCTTTCCACTTCTGGAACGGCACGGTGATGGTCGTCCTCTCCTTCAACCAGGGCATGTCTGCCAACTCCATGTCGCTCGACTGGGTCATCGGCCCCGAGGCCAAGTTCCTCAGCTATGACAAGATAAAGACCGAGGTCAACCCCGCCAACCGCGGCAACCGCCAGTACTTCGGCCACTGCCCCCACCACCACGCCGTCTGCTACAGCACCGACATGCCCACCGCCGCCGTGGGCCGCTGGATACTGGACAAGCAGCAGGAAATGTCGCCCCCGCACATCAACCTCGTCCGCACCCTCTACGCCCGCTACATCGAGGCCAAGGCCAAGGAGCCCACCGACTGGAACCTGCGCCAAGTGCGCGAGCTGCGGCGCGACCTCGACATCGCCCGACGCTACCAGCCGCCCGTGCATCCGGCCCCGGGCAAGGAGCGGGAATACACCGTGTTCTACGGCGAGTTCGACGTCTTCGACAACCTCGAGGTGCTGGGCGAGGACTTCATCTGGCAGATGTACCGCGACTCGCCCCCGCTGGTGTGGCGCACGGCCTTCCTGAACGAACGACTGTTCCGCGTGCAGAACGGATTCTACTCCGCGCTGGACGAGCGCGTCCACTTCTACACGCCCGCCGACAACGGCCGCCTCCAGGCACTGGGGGCCGACTGGAAGCGCCTCGCCTCGAGCGGCTGCCTGGGCGACGGCGACCTGGACTTCGACGCCCCGCTGCACCTGGCCTTCGACTCGAACGCCTCCATCAGCACCGCCGTCGTGGCGCAGCGGCTGGACGGGCAGATGCGCGTCCTCAAGTCCTTCTACGTCAAGACGCCCGGCAAGCTGCAAGACCTGGTGAAGCAAATCTGCGACTACTACCGCCCCAAGCTGCGCCACGAGGTGGTGGTGTACTACGACCACACCTTCACCTGGGAGACCGGCGCGCAGGCCGAGAGCTACGCCGACGTCATCCGCCGCGTGCTCGAGGAGAACGGCTACGACCCCACCATGGTCTACGTCGGCCAGGCCCCGCGCCACGACTGGAAGCACCTGAACATCGACCGCACCCTCAAGGGCGACCCCGACTTCCTGCCCATACGCATCAACCTCTACCAGAACGAGTTCCTCAAGATTGCCCTCGAGCAGACCGGCGTGCGCCAGGGCCGCAACGGCTTCGAGAAGGACAAGTCGCCCGAAGCCGCCCCCGACACGCCCGACGCCCCCGACCAGTACAAGACCCACATCACCGACGCCTTCGACACCCTCTGGCTCGGCATGAACTTCTTCTACCAGGAGCCGGGAGCCGCCGCCACGGGCATCTACTTCCTGCGCCGCTGACCCCTGTCCTTTCCGGCGGCAAGAAGAAAGGATAGCTTTGACGGCGACAAACGTATGTATAACCTTGCCGAAAGATAGGTAGCCACTACCTCAAGGATAGTCAGCCACTATCCGCGCGGTAGTCAGCCACTATCGAAAAGGCATCCAAAACCATCCAATCATGGCTTATTACAAAAAGCAATTCAACGAAAAGACGGGAGTCTATTTCCCGCAAGCCGTAGTGGTGGGCAAGCCCATCGAAACCAAGAAGATTGCCGAGGGCTGGCCAAGATAAGCACCGTCAGCTATGCCGACGTGCTGGCCGTCCTGGCCGAAATGCCCGGCGTGCTGGCCGACTATATGTCGCAGGGCAAGAGCGTGAAGCTGGAAGGCCTGGGCACGTTCCGCTACACGCTGGACACGGAGGGCGTGGAGAATGAGGCCGACTTCGACTTCCAGAAACAGCTGAAGGCCGTGCGCGTCTCCTTCATCCCCACCAAGGAGGGCGCCGTCACCAAGGGCGGAACCGCCACCCGCGCCCTCGTCCCCACGGGCATCGAGTGGCTGAAGTACGACGGACAGTCCGCCACGGACGACGGCACGGACCCCGACGGCGGCGGCGTGGAAGAAGGCGAAGACGGCAGCTTCGGCTAAAAGGAAAGAACAATCCGGTGGGAAAACAATCTGTGAGATTTTGCGCATGAAAATGTGTTTCAGGAGGGCGGGGGCCGCGAGGTTGCCGCCTTTTTTTTCGTGGGAAGGCTTGGCGGTGTCGGAGATGTTTGCTACCTTTGCCGTGCCCAACCAAGTTTAACAAGATGAACCCCTTTCAGCGCGTAACCCGTAGTCAGCCGGGTTAAGGTACGTAAACACCTTTGGGCACGCGTTGAGAGGGGTTCGCCCGTCAAAAAATAAATATCATGGAAAAAGTACAATTTAGTCAGGTCAATCTGGAAGATCCGTTCTTCGACAGTCTAAAAGCCGATTACGAAGGATTTGAAGATTGGTTTCATCGCAAGAGGGACAGCGAAGCCTATATTCAGAAAAAGGATAATGGCGAACTGGAAGCCTTTCTCTATCTGAAAATAGAGGAAGAAGCCATTACGGATGTCGAGCCAAACCTTCCGGCAGCCAAACGTCTGAAAGTAGGTACATTCAAGATTGATGCACATAACACGAAATTGGGTGAAAAATTCATTCAAATGATTATGCGCGTGGCTGTCTACAACCAGGTAAACGAAATTTATGTGACGATATTTGAGAAGCACGCAGGGCTGGTGAACCTCCTCAAAAGATATGGCTTTGAGAGATGGGGCATCAAGGGTAACCCCGAGAATCCGGAGAGTGTATATGTCAAATCAATGACTTCTGTCAGCGATGATTTGTGCAAGGATTTTCCCTTTGTACACACCCATGGGAAAAATAAATACGTTCTATCCATATATCCTGAATATCATACTCCTTTATTCCCCGATTCCATTTTGAACACGGAGCAACGGGATAGGGATGCACTGGTAAGGGATATTTCTCATACCAATAGCATCCATAAGATTTATCTGTGCAAAATGGATGGTGTTGATCAATTGGTTCCTGGCGATATCCTTGTCATTTATCGCACGAGAGATTACGGAAAGCCTGCATACTATAGTAGCGTAGCTACCTCGGTTTGTGTAGTGGAAGAAGTGAAAAGACCCGGTGATTTCAAAAATCTGAGTGAGTTCATACGATATACAAATGCCTATAGTATCTTTGATGAAAGAATTTTACAGAAGTATTATCATAATCCAAAAACTGTCGTTATAAAAATGACTTATAATGCGGCGTTCAATCACCGCCTTAACCGTCAAGAATTGATTGATAAAGTGGGATTGTCTCCCTCTCAATATTGGGGATTCTTCCAACTGACAGATAAACAATTTAATGACATAATAACAAGAGGTCAAATAGATGAAAGTCTTATTATCAATTAAACCGGAATTCGTCCACGAAATTTTTCAAGGACGGAAGAAGTATGAATACAGGAAAAGTGTCTTTTCCAAGCATGTCACTAAGGTCGTGGTCTATTCTACCAAACCAGAAGGGATGATTGTGGGCGAATTCTCCATAAAAAGAATTCTTCAATATACTCCTAAAGAACTATGGGACAAGACTCATAATAATTCGGGCATATCCAAACAGTATTTTGATGAATATTTTGAAGGACGTGACAAGGGATATGCCTTACAGATAGAAAACCCTGTTTTATATGAAGAACCCATAAATCCCTTTAAACTGTTTGACTCCTTTATAGCCCCGCAATCATTTCGCTATATCAATGAAAGAGAATTTCAACAATCCATTGATTTCGTAGAATTATGAAAGGAAATATCGTATTTATAGGTGGTATTCATGGGGTTGGAAAAGGTACTTTGTGCAAAAGTATAGCATCTGAACTTGGCATCATTCACTTAACAGCCAGTGAGGTCCTGAAATGGAGTGATTTTACAACTGATTCAACGGATAAACATGTAGCAGACATCTTGGTCACGCAAGATCGTTTACTTCTAAATTTAGAGAAAATAGTCCAACCAGAACAAACTTATCTGCTGGACGGTCATTTCTGTTTGTTTAATAATGAAGGGAATATAGAAAAAATTCCTGATGAGACATTTATCGGGATCAATCCACTGAAACTTATCCTCGTTACAGAAGATCCCGAATTAATTACTAAACGTCTGTCTCAAAGAGACGGGAAAGAATATGATTACCACCTGCTTAAACAGATGCAGGAATCTGAAAAAGAACATGCGCTACATATATCTAAACTACTAAATATCCGGATGTGTGAAATTCATTCCAACTCTTATGCAGCATTAAAAGAAGAAATAACAGACATTGAAAAAATAATAGCTGATTGTGAATAATGAGATGAATAAAATAGAAAGAAAAGGCGGGAAAAATTTTCCCGCCTTTTCTGTTGCTATTCCAAAGATTATCCCTACCTTTGCAGTGCCAAATCAAAGTATGTTAGTCATACCCGTCGAGCACCCGGATAGATGCTCAATACGAAATTGGGCTTTTTTTATGTCCATAGTTTTGCTCACCTTATGAATGAGGTGACCAAATCATATACGAAACTTACGGCTGTCTTTTCCCATATCATATTAGCCCGATGGGATGATACGATACTTTGGTTTGGCGACTACGGGAAACAGGCAGCCGTTCTTGTATCCGCAAGAGAACTTGCCTGTATCAGCCAAATCAAAGTATCGTATATGAAAAAAGAACTGACCCTGGGCGCGCCTTCCGTGCCCGTGCTGCGCATCGACGCAGAAAGATTCCGCAAGTTATTGAACCGTGTGCTCCCCTCGGAGTGCCAAGTGAAGAACGCCACAGACTGCTGGTATGCAGGGGCCGCCGTGACGGGCGTGCTGTCGGCGATGATGCCGTTCCTGCTGCCGCTGGCGGTGTATTGCGTATGCCGCGCCAAGAAGGGCGAGAAAGGGGGTGAGCGATGAAAAACAAGAGTATCCAAGAGGATGACATCTATGTGCATGTATCTTTCGACTGCAATGACAAAGCGGTGTCCGAATATACATACAGCCTCTCCTATAATGGGAATTTTGATTTAGAATATATGCCAGAAAGTGATGTGCGTGAAATCATCAGGGTGTTGACAGCCGCTTTAGAAGCCACAGGAAAGCAGAAAGGAGGTGCCCAATGACCGGCCAAATACAGATACATCTCCGTTGCAACGATGACTATGAACCGAGATTCGTCGTGGAAATCCAAGGACCGGTCTATAAGTCTTGGACCCAATTGGAGGAAATCCGCGATTACCTGAACCAATATCTGCAACACAAGGAAGATTATTTTGCACAAGTGGCTTTATTCAGACAACAAAAGGAAGGAGGCGACGCATGACCCGACTCGAAGCCCTGCAACTGCTGACCATCCTGACCAGCAGCATCACCACCGACGAAGAAAAGCGCGTGGCCGCCCTGCGGCTGAAGGAACTCATCTGCCTGCTGCTGCCCGACGACTAAAATAGTTGTCAGATAACAGCATGTGGCTTCCGCCCCCGGAACATTCTCCCCGAACGTTCCGGGGGCTTCTTTTTCCACGCTCCCGCCAATCCCCTCCGGAATACATATATCCTGCATATCTATCAATCAAATAGGGTCGGACAGGGGAATTTTTTTCCCTTGTCTGCCGCTTCCGGCCAGCGCGCCGCCCTCGGTCGAAGCTCGGGACGAATGTTTCCTCAGACCGCAATATGCTGCCCGCCCCCGTCGGCATCGCCTGTGAAGATTCGCCGGGCCGGGTGTCCTTTCGGACGAATGTTCCGGCCCCTACCTTCGCCCTCATGGAAGAAAAGAGAATACACCAAAGCCAACTCCGCGAGCTGCTGGAGCGCCGCCAGGGCGGCCGTCCCGTGGAGTTCAGCATCGAGTACTGCAAGCGCAGCACCGGCCAACTTGTGCGCTACGACCGCGCCGTCCTCAACTCCTGGCACAGCCGGGGCAGCACCGTCAACGTCCTGCCCCTGGGCGAGAGCGCGCCCCGCAAGATACGCCGCTGCCTCATTACCCGGGTGAACGGCATGAAAATCTATTTCTAAATGAAGAATGATGAAGGAAGAATTAAATCAGGAATTGATGGCACAAGGGTATCTGGCCTACGCCTTCAGCCAGGGCGGGGAAAGTCCCCTGAAGTTCGAGGACAACAGCGACATCGTGACGGACAAGGACGTGAACCCCATACCCGTCACACCCAAGGGAGGCAAAGACCCGATACCCTTCGTGCCCCGGGGCAGCCGGAACGACCTGCCTTATGACATCCTGCGACGCACGGCCCGGAATGTCACCGTGGCGTCCAACATCGAGTTCAAGAGCAAAGTGGTCTATGGCGACGGCATCCTGGTCTATCGGGAGGTGAAGGACGCCGTCACCGGCAAATGGGAGAAACAGGAGGTGACGCGGCAAGACGCGCCGGAGATATTCGACTTCCTCGAACTGAACGACTTCGGCCACGTCCGCATGGAGCTGGCCAACGACCTCTGCCTCTTCTACGACGCCTACGTGGAATACGTATTCGACCGCAACGACCCGCCCCGCCTGGTGCAAGTCATCCCGCTGGAAACGGCCTGCTCGCGCATCTCGGAGATTGACGAAAAGGAAGGCCGCTCGCTGTGGCACGGCTACAGCGCCGAGTGGTACCTGGGCACGCCCACCGACCTCGTGGCCACCCCGCTGCTGGACCGCCGCGCCCCGCTGCGCGACCTGCTGACCCGCATGGGCCGCCTGCCGGGCAAGAACGGCATCGCCAAGGCCGGGCGCGACCGCCGCTTCGTCCACAACCTGCGCATCAACACCCCCGGCCGCTTCTACTACGCCCGGCCTTACTGGTGGAGCGTGTTCGCCTCCGGCTGGTACGACTTCTCCAACGCCATCCCCACCTACAAGAAGGCCCTCATCAAAAACCAGATGTCGCTGCGCTACATCGTCTATATCAAGGACACCTTCTGGGGCGAACTGTTCAAGAAGTACCGCGCCACGGACGAAAAGGCACAGGCCGGACTGCAGAAGAAATTCCTGGACGAACTCAACGACTACCTGACGGGCGAGGAGAACGCCGGAAAGACCTTCGTCAGCCACTTCCGCTACGACCGTGTCAAGGGAATCGAGGACAAAGACATTCTCATCACCCCGTTGGACAACGCGCTGAAGGGTGGCGAATACATCGAAGATTCCGAGGAGACCAGCAACACCCTGAGCTACGGCATGGGCGTCCATCCCAGCATCATTGGCTCCAGCCCGGGCAAGAACAAGAGCATCAACGGCACCGAGGCCCGCGAGCTCTTCATCATCACTCAGGCCCTGATGAAGTCTTTCCAGGAAGCCACGCTCGAGCCGCTCTACTTCGCCAAGCGTCTGAACGGCTGGCCCGAGGACATCTGCTTCAGCGTGACCAACGTGCAGCTCACCACCCTGGACAAAGGCACGGGAGCCACCAAGAACACGGGGCTGAAGCCGGAAAATGAAGAATGAAGGAAAATTGAAAATTGAGAAACATGATGCTTATTACCGACATCGAACAACTGAAGGCGACAGTGAAGCTGAACGCCAACATCCCCTTTGAGAGCGTCGCGCCCTACATTGCCGACGCTACCGACATCTACCTGGAGCCCAACGTAGGCGCGGCCATCCTTTCTAAAGCCGACACGGACGATGCGCTGAAAGAAAAACTGTGCCGTGCCCTTGGGCCGCTGTCCATGTCGCTGGCCACGGACGAACTGGGCATCCAGTACGGCGACGCGGGCATCACCGTGCAGAACAAGCAGGGCGAGCGTTCCCCGGCCAGCGACACGAAGATTGCCGCCGCCAAGCAGAACCTCTACTTCCGCGGGATGCAGGCCCTCGACAGGCTGTTGGCCTGGCTTGCCGCCCGTCCCGAAGAATACCCCGAATACGGCGAATACGCCGAAAGCATCACCCCTGGCGGCTGCCTGATACGCTCCGCCCGCCAGTACCAGGATGAAGGGCTGGTGGACATCGACTATTCCACCCTCAGCTACCGCTCCATGCTGCCCGTGCTCCTGCAAATCCAGGTGCGGAACATCAGCCAGATGCTCGGCGAAGAAGTCTACCTCAAGCTGCTGCAAGGCGATGACTCGGTGAAAGGACTCCGCCTGCCCTGCGTCCGCTACCTGGCCAATAAATGTGCCGAGCTGCACACCAGTCAGACCAGCCGCACCCAACGACTGAACGGAACACAGCCCGAGTTCGCTCCACTCATCCGTCCCCTCTACACCGACCAGACCGACACCGGCAACTACTACGCCGCCCAGGCCGACTTCTATGCCGGTCAAATTGCCTCCTGGCTGGAACAGCAGAACCCACAGCCGGAGGAAGGCGACGGAACCCCTTCCGCACTCGACTGGAACCGACGGGACAAGCACCTGTTCGCTTCGTTTTAATGAAGAATGAAGAACGATGAGTGAAGAATAATCCATTAACCATTATATAAAAGTGCGCACGATACAAATCAACGACGACCTCTATCAGATTCCCTCCGAATGGGACGAACTCACCCCCGCACAACTGGAGTACCTGTCCCGCATCAGCCGGAGCGACCAGCCCGTCGAGCAGTTCAAGCTGCTGATGCTGCTCTATTGTCTCCGGGCCCGCGTCACCCGTCACCCCAAGCTCAGCAAGACCCTGGCCCGGCTGAAGGTCGGTACCGAAAGCCCGCGTGTCTGCCTCCGGATCCGCCGCAAACGCTACTGGCTCACACCGGAAGAAGTCAACCTGATGGCTGACCAAATGGACTGGCTGCTCACCGAAAAGGAAACAGACTACTGCATTATTCAACCCCTTCGCACCGTCAACCCTTGCCCCAAGCTCCGCATCCGCTGGCACCGTCTCGCCGGTCCGGATGACAACCTCTTCGACATCACCTTCGAGCAATACATGTACCTGCAGACCTATCTCGACGCCCTGCCCGACGACCCCTCGAAAATGGACAGCCTTCTGGCTTGCCTGTGGCACACGGGACGCGCCTTCCGCATCGACCGGCTGGAGCACGACGCAAGGATTATCCGCCACCTGCGTCCCGACCGCAAGGCCGCACTCTATTGGTTCGTCCTGGGCAGCATAGGCTACCTGGCCGATAACTATCCGCGTGTCTTCAGCGGTGGCAGCGGGCGGGTTCTTGGGAACGTGTTCGACAGCCAGCTCCGCCTGCTCGACAGCCTCGCCGCCCACGACATGACCAAGAAAGACGAGGTTCGCCGTGGCCTGTTCATCGACGCCCTCTATGCGATGGACGAGCAACTACGCATCCAGGAGGAGATGAAAGAAAAAATGCAGGGAAAGTAAAAATAATCTTTTGTTTATTTGCGCAATAAACAAAAAGTTATTACCTTTGCAACGTGTTAATAACACAGAGATGCTTGATAAGGTTGAAGGTCTAAATGACCGTGAGGAAATGCTCGACCATTTGAGGTTCCTCATCCGATACGAAAAAGAAATTCTCGAAGACGGAATCATTTTTTCGGAATCGGAATTCTACGAAGAGTTATTCGCTACCATCCTGATGATAGCGGATGATCTCCGAGAAGAATGAAAGATTGGGAGCCCCCTCTTCGTGAGGGGGTATCCCTTTCATCAACCTTATCAGCATCTTCTTTACTATCATTAAACGATAAAGTTATGGAAGCACAGTTGGAGCAAAGGGTAAAAGAATTGGTTGGCAAGTTTCATCTCTTGCGTACCAAGGAAGGCAGCGAGGAATTTGATCGGATGTGGCGTGAACTCAAGTCAGGTATGCCCCCTGAGCAACTTCGGGAAATGGGGAAACTCATCATGCAGGAAATGAAGAACGCCCGGGAACGCCGGAAGCGAACCGATGTGGATGTTCGTTGCGCAATGGGTGACTTGTATGAGCTATTGTCGTTGTCTTACATTGCCCAGCATTACTTTCAGAAAGACCGAAGCTGGCTGGCTCAACGTATCAATGGCAACCTGGTAAACGGGAAACCCAGTGCATTCACCGACGATGAATTGGAAATCCTCAAGCTGGCTCTGACGGATATAAAGAACAAGTTATCGGAAACCATATTAAGCATCAAGTAAGTTAACACAATCCGGGGATGGATGCCGATACTCCATCCCCAACCGGAGGCGGGACGCGAAAACGTCCCGCTTTTTTTGCTTGTCAGGAAAAGTTGCTTATCTTTGTCCCCGCCCAATCAAGTTTAACAAAATGAACCTCTTTTCAGCGCGTAACCCGTAGCCAATCGGGTTAAGGTATGTAAACACCTTAGGGCACGTGCTGAAGAGGGGTTCGCCATTTATATATGGAATTAAAAACATTCAACCAAATAAAAAATGTAAGTATGAAGAAATGTTTGTTGCTTATTACCTGCGTGCTGGTCTTTGGCTCGTGCGCCACCACACAAAAACCTGCGCCTTTCACTACGGTCAGCATGTTGGATTATTCCCTTTTGACCGAACGGGGCATTTTCGTTACCGAATCCAATTCAGTAGGTTTCGATTATGAAACCATAGGAAGCGTCCTTATCCAAGGTTACGGAGGCTATGTGAAACATAATGATAAAAAGGGAAAACGGGAACGGATAGTGACACAAGATGACTATTACATCCATGACGAAGGATTTCCCATCACAAAGGGCAAATACCAATACATTGAACCCAGTCTGGTTGATGCCATGATAACATTAGGCGATTATTTGAAAGATGTAGGAGCTAACGGCATCATCAATATTAAAGTAACTGTAATGCCTGAAGACATTAACGATGACACAAATAACAAAGATAAAATTGTTATTACAGGAATGGCCATCAGGAGATAATTTGAAAGAGTATATTTTGCTACGGCGGGAACAATTTTCCCGCCTTTTTTCTTGCTATTCCAAAGATTATCCCTACCTTTGCAGTGCATTCCATTTGATACAGGCGACGAAGACGTTGCCAACCCTTGCCGGATTGGCCTTTTTTATGGCCGTCCCGCAACGCATATAGTACCGACCCCCGTGTGGAGCGTTAATGCGCCCACTGCCTGTATCAGGTGGAATGCAACGGGAAAGCGGTACTTTTTTTGTACCCTTCCCGTATATCAATCAACCCATATTGTTTCATTTTAATTGCATTCCAAAAATGAAAAAAGAACTGACCCTGGGCGCACCTTCCGTGCCCGTGCTGCGCATCGACGCAGAAAGATTCCGCAAGTTATTGAACCGTGTGCTCCCCGAGGAGTGCCAAGTGAAGAACGCCACCGACTGCTGGTATGTGGGGGCCGCCGTGACGGGCGTTCTGTCGGCGATGATGCCGTTCCTGCTGCCGCTGGCGGTGTATTGCGTGTGCCGCGCCAAGAAAGGCGGGAAAGGGGGTGAGCGATGAAAAACAAGAGTATCCAAGAGAATGATATCTACGTGAATATCACTTTTGACTGCAAGGACAATGAAGTGTCTGAATACCGTTATAACCTCAGTCTCTATGGCAATTATGAATTGGAAAGCCTCGATGAACAAGAAGTCCGCGAAGTCATCAGCGTGCTGACAGCTGCATTGGCCGCCACCGGAAAGAAGGAAGGAGGCGCCCAATGACCGAGCAAATACAGATACATCTCCGTTGCAACGACGACTACGAGCCGAGATTCGTCGTGGAAATCCAAGGACCGGTCTATAAGTCTTGGACCCAGTTGGAAGAAATCCGCGATTACTTGGACCAATATCTGCAACACAAGGAAGAATACTTTGCGCAAGTGTCCTTATTCAGACAACAAAAGGAAGGAGGCAACGCATGACCCGCCTCGAAGCCCTGCAGTTGCTGACCATCCTGACCAGCAGCATCACCACCGACGAAGAGAAGCGCGTGGCCGCCCTGCGGCTGAAGGAACTCATCTGCCTGCTGCTGCCCGACGACTGACCCCGGCCAACGCCCCTGTCCTTTATAGCCCGCCCCGTGCGGGCTATTTTTGTTTCCATAAACTAAAAAACGATGGAGACATACGACCACTACACCTATTGCGAGGACCTGGCGCGGCAACTGAAGGCCGTGAGCCACACCGACGCCCGCCCCCGCTTCTTCACCGCCTTCGGACTGGAAGACCTCTACGACTTCGAGGACCGCCTGTCCGCCGTCGGGCCCGGCATGGTGCTCATTGCCGTGGACGGTACCGAGATGGACAGCGAGGGCAACCGCGCCGACGGCATCGCGGACACCTACACCTATTCCGTCATCCTGGCCGGCAGCACCCGGCGCGACCGGCCCGGCACCCTCGCCCAAGCCGTCGCCCGGTGCAAGGCCGTCGCCCTGCAAGTGCGCAACCTGCTGCTGCTCGACACCGACCTGCGCGGCAAGCTCCGGCAGGAGTTTTCGCTGAACGGCATCGGGCCCATCGGCGACGGGTTCTATGGCGTGATGCTGACCTACCGCGTGGCCGAATATCCCGACTATGAACTGGATGTGAGCTATTTTAATGAAGAATGAAGAACGAAGAATAAAGGACTATGGGACTGATGAAGAACCTGGGCGACGCCCGTGCAGAAGCCCGCCGATACAACGCCGCCCGCCGCCGTGCCGACCGCCTGGCCGCCGACGACGCCTCGAGGCTCATCCGTCTGGAGACGGTGAGCGAGATAGAACGATACGACCTGGCGCAGGACGCCGACCGCGCCACGGCGTTCAACCGGGCCGTGGAGCAATGGGCACAGCGGGTCGCTGCCCAGCTGCGGGCCACCATCGCCGGGCGGAGCCTGCGCATCGCCCGTGAGCTGCACCCCAACCTCTACACCGACCGTTACGGCTTGGTGGACCGCATCGGCTTCTCCTTCCCCCGCCACGGCATCTACATCCACAAGGGCGCCTACCGCGGCCACGGCGGAATGATAGGCTCGAAGTGGGAGATGGTGAAGCGCGTGAACGGCGTCGAGGTGAGCACCGGCATCGTCCGCCACACCGACCCCGACTCACTGGGCAAGCAGGGCACCGGCGCCCGCAAGCCCTACAACTGGTTCGACTCCACCGTGCGGAACCGCATCCACGAACTGGAAGACATCGTGCTGCAGTATTTCGACACGATGGTCATCGACGCCACCCGAATTTATGTCAACAGATAACAAAACCCCGCTTTTCAGTCCTCCAGGACAACTGCATCAGTCCTCCAGGACAACTGCGTCGGTCCTCCAGGACAACTGAAAAGCAACCTAAAAACACCCGATATGGCCAACGACCTGAACAGAAGCATCAAGATATACATCGACGGCACCGACGCCCAACAAAGTTTGAACAAGATAGGGAACTCTATCCAAAAACTTCGTGATAAGTTGGCATCACTCAACGAAACCGAAACTGATTACGAGCAGAAAAAAAAGGAGCTGAACGAGCGAATAAATCAAGGCATTTCCACCCAAGAACGCTACAAACAAAAGGTGCAGGAGACCGAACGCGTGCTGAAAGACCTCAGCGGCGCCACCTACCGCGAGCTGCTGGCCGTGCAGAAACAGGTGCGCCGCGAGCTGCAGAACGCCGTGCCCGGCACGGAGAAATACAACGCCGCCCTCGAGCAGAACCGCCGCGTCACCCAGCAGGTGGCCGCCGCCCAGCGGGCCATGCGTGTCGAGGTAGGCGCACAAGGCTCGGCCTTGGGACGCGTGGCCGACGGCTTCAACCGCTACGCCGCCATCGCCGCCGGCAGCATCGCCGCCCTGACCGGCGTCACCCTGACCATGCGGCAGTGCGTGGACGAATATGCCAAGATGGAAGAAGCCGAAAGCCAGGCCATCAAGTACACCGGCATGACCCGCGACGAGGTGAAGCAACTGAACGAGGAGTTCAAGCAGATGGACACCCGCACCCCCCGCGAGGAACTGAACCGGCTGGCGGGCGAGGCGGGCAAGCTGGGCATCACCGGCGTGGAAGACGTGCGTGAGTTTGTCGAAGCCGCCAACATGATCAATGTCGCCCTGGGCGAAGACCTCGGCGAAGAAGCGGTGAACCAAATCGGCAAGCTCAGCCAGATGTTCGGCGACGAATCGCGCAGCCTGAAGGACAACATGCTGGCCATCGGCTCGGCGGTCAACCAGGTGGCGCAGAGCACTTCGGCCAGCGAGCCCTACCTGGTGCAGTTCACGGCCCGCATGGGCGGCGTGGGCAAGCAGGCCGGGCTGGCCGTGACCGACATCATGGGCTTTGCATCCGCCCTCGACCAGAACATGCTGCGCTCGGAGATGGCCAGCACCGCCCTCAGCGGCCTGATCATGCGCATCTACCAGGAACCGGCCAAGTTTGCCAAGCTGGCCCGGATGGACGTGGAGCAGTTCACGCAGACCGTGCAGACCGATGCCAACGAGGCCGTCATCCAATTCCTCGAGTCGCTCAACAAGATGGGCGGCATGGCCAACATAGCTCCCGTACTGAAGGAAATGCAACTCAGCGGAGCCGAAGCGGCCAGCGTCATCAGCACCCTGGCAGGCAACATCGACCTGGTGCGCAAGGAACAGGAGAACGCCAGCCGCGCTTTCCGCGAAGGCACCAGCATCACGAACGAATACAACGTGCAGAACAACACCGTGCAGGCCGAGCTGGAGAAGGCTCGCAAACGGTTCCAGGAGGTGCGGGTGGAACTGGGCGAACGGCTACAGCCCGTGATGAAGGACATGATCAGCATCGGCAGCCTGACGGTGAAGGGGCTGAAGGAAATTATCGACATCGTGTCGGAATACCACGGCCTCCTGGTGACCGGTGCCGCCGCCGTGGCCGCCTACACCGCCGCCGTCAAGCTGCAACAGATGTGGCTGGCACGTGCAGAACTGGCCACCAAGGCAGTCACCCTGGCACAGAAAGCACTGAACGCCGTGATGAAACTGAACCCCTGGGGGCTGGCCGCGGCTGCGGTGACCGCCGTCGTAGCCGCGCTGGTCACCTACCGCAAACAGACCGACTATGCTGCCGAGAGCCTGAAGGAGATGAACGCCGAGCTGATGAACGAGCAGCGCGGACTGGACAGTCTCTTTGCCGCCTTGCAGAAAGCCGAGCAGGGCACCGAACGACGCCGCGAACTGATAGAGGAAATCAACCGCCAATACGGCACCTACCTGCCTTATCTGCTGGACGAGCGGAGCACCCTGAACGAAATCAAGGCCGCCTACGACCGCATCAACACGGCCATGACCCAGCAAATCGCCCTGAAGCACAAAAACGAAGCCATCACCAAGGCCACTGAGGAATCGGCCCAGGAACAAATGGATTTGTTGGAAGACCTGCGCCAATCCGTGACGGAAGAGACCGGCAGCGACCGCCTGGCCACGATGTTCATCCGCGACCTGCGCCGGATGGCCGACGCCGCCACCGAGGTAGGCACGGACTATCGCCGCGCCGTGGCGGGCACCCTCAGCACGCTGGAGAAGGAATACCTGGGCGGCAAGAAGATGGCAGGCGGCATGAAGGACGACGTGCAGGACTTCATGAACGCGGTCTACCAACTCAACCTCTCCATCCGCGACATCGAGAAGCAATACGAGGGTTGGACGGACATCAAAGAAGAGAATAAAGGCACGGGCATTGTGCTGGACGAGGTGGTCGTCACGCCGAAACGAAAACAGCAGTCGGGCGGCGGGACATATACCTCCACACTATCCGACGAGGAGATGAAGAAAATCCTGAAGAAAGAGAAAAAACTTGTCGAGGATTTCAAGACCCTCCGCGAACAAGACCTGAAGGATCTGGAATTTTACTATCAAACCCAACAGCAGTGGCTAAAGCAAAATTTGCAAGACAAACAACTCACTCAAGAACAATATGAGATAGCCACAGCTGTGCTCGCCAAGCAGGAAGCCGATGAACGCTTGGGCATCGAGCAGGAGTATTACCAACAATCCCAACAACTTGTCTTACGGGATGCACAGTTGAAAAAAAAGACCGAACAGGAGTTGCAGAATAGCGTGACCTATGCAAAATTGAGAGCGCAGGACAAGCAGCTTGCTGCTGAACAAATGTTTCTTAAAAACCTTGATGCCTTGCGCCGCATGGCCGCCGACACTCCGGCCACCCCGGAGGCGAAGCTGGAGGCGGAGTACCAGACACAGCTTGCCCTGCTGCAATCCTATTACCAGGCCTCTCTGGATTACGCCAAGGAGCACGGCCAGGACGAAGCGGAAGTGACCGACCTCTACAACCAGGCCAAGCTGAAGTTGGAGCAGAAGTACCAAGACGAACGCCTGAAGCTACAGGAAGACACCAACCACAAGTTGGAAGCCCTGCAAGGCAACGACATCAGCCAACAGTTCACTTCAATCTATAACAGCATCCGGGACCTTCAGGATGCCGTGGACGAGTTGGACTTCAGCAAGGTGCTACAATCCATCCAGTCCCTCACAAACTCCGTCCTGGGCGGCATCAGCGCGGCCTTCAACACCTTCAAGCAGATAGAAATCGACAACGTGGAAGCCAAGTACGACGCCGAGATAGAGGCTGCCGCCGGCAACCAGGAGAAGATCGAGCAACTGGAGCACGACAAGGCCGCCGCCAAACTGGAGATTGAAAAGAAATACGCCGACAAGGAGTTTGCAGTGAAAGCCTCGCAGATCATCGCCAACACCGCCCTGGCCATCATGATGGCTTGGGCACAGCTCGGCCCCATCGCCGGAGCCGTGGCCGCCGCGCTGATGACCGCTACCGGCGCCATCCAACTGGCCGCTGCCAATGCCGAACGCGAGAAGGTGAAGAACCTCACGCTGGATGGTAGCGGCTCTTCGTCATCGTCCGGAGGCAGCGGCCGCCGCGTGGCCACCGGCCGCACCACGCAGCATGCCGCGGGCCGCTACGACGTCATCGGTGAGGACGACGGGCGCACCTACCACAACGTCCCCTACATCGGCGATGCCCCCACCGGCATCGTCCGCAGCCCGGCCCTCATCTCAGAGAACGGCGCCGAGCTCATCGTCAATGCCGACGACCTGGGCCGCCTGCGCCGCCACGTCAACTACCCGCTGGTGGTGCAGGCCATCAACGACAGCCGCCGTCCCTCGCCCCAAGCCTCCCCATTGCCCCAGCACGCTGCCGGCCGTTATGCCCCGATAGAGGGGGCATCGCCGTCATCAGGCGGGAGCACTGCGGCTGGCGACGCCATCCTCTCCCGGTTGGCCGACACTCTCGACCGGCTGGAGCGCAACGGCATCAACGCTTCCGTAGCCTTGACCGAACTGGACCGGAAGCAGCAATTAAGGAATAAATCACGCAAAATCGGAAGCAAATGAAGATAACCAACCTCACCACCGGCCAGGCCTACCAACTGACACCCGGCACGCAGCTTGAAATCGAGCGGCCCAACCTCTTCTTCAACGATTACGGCGAGCAGTCCTATCCCGTGGACCTGCCCGACACCGACCTGAACCGCGCATTGTGCGGTTATCCCGACCTGCCGGCCAACCGCCGGAAGCCCCAGACCGACATTCCCGCCGCCATCAGCGAGGGCGACTACTACATGCCCTGCCGCCAAGCCGTACTGGGCGTCAAGCGGAAGGAGAAAATCACCACCAGCTTCTACATGAACGAAGGTTCGTTCCTCAGTCGGATGCAAGACGTTCCGCTGGTGGACGTGTTCGGTGACGAGACCGTGCCGGGAATCAGCACGGTGGAGGAGGGGATAGCCTGGTGCTGGTCGCTCATGGCTGATGAAGATCCCCATTATGGCATTTTCCCAGCTATCGTCCAGCTGGACGGCGTGCGCCGCGCCCTGAACGCAGCCGTGATGATGGACGAAGACGGCAATCTCTTCGAGTGGGGACGCAGGAATCCCTCAACCGGCCTGCCGGAAGGCATAGCATACGGATTCTGGAACGCATTCCCGAGGCGGGAGACGGTGGACAGCCGCGTGGTGCAACTGTCGCCCGGATACTACATTACCCCTTTCATCCGCGCCAATTACCTGCTGCAACGGGTATTCGCCTACTTCGGTTACACCTTGCAAAACAGTTTCTTCAACGAAACCAAGCCCTTCGACAAAATGCTTTTTGTCAACAACACCGCTGACGCGCTGGTCAACGGCACCATCCTTGTGGCACACCTGGTACCCGATTGCTACTGCAACACGCTGATTGACGTGTTCCGCAAGAAGTTCTGCTGCGAGTTCGTGCCCGATGAGACGGAGCATACGGTGCGGATAGAATTCTTTAAGGATATATTGGCCGCCACTCCGTCAGACGACCTCACCAGTTGCCTCGTGGGCTATCCGGAATTCAATTTCCAAGCACCCCGCCAACTGAAATTGTCTTCGGATACTTCGCTGTCTGAAGGCGAGTCTTTCGAGGGTGCCGGTGAACTGAAGCGGAAATATCCCACGGCCTACATCAACTACCTCAATGGCCAGTTCGAGCGGATAGGATACACCAGTTCTGATGTCGTGGAGGTGTTGAGTGACGGCAACATCCCCTATTATGCCGGCGAGCCGGACATGGAAGACTATGAAGTCAACGTGCCGGACAGCCAATACTGCTATGGCCGCGACCCCTCCATCGGTGAAGACCACACGATGGCAGGTTCATTCCCTTACATTGGCGACGGGCGCATGTTAAACTCCGTATTGGAAGGCGATTTCGATCCGGAAGAATCGGGCGGGGACCTGGAAGCGTTTGAATCGTCCGAGCATAAGCAAGACCCGATGTTGTCATTCACCAATCCCAGGAGTTATTACAACACCGGCACGCACACATGGGCCACATACTCATTGTTGTACAACGGGGCAGCAGGCATCTACGAGAAATTCTGGCGCGATTTCGACAATCTGTTGCGCAATGCACTTCACCAAGTGACCGCATCGCTCCTGCTGGACAACGATCGCAAACGCAACCTGTCTTCCCATAGAAAAGCTGTGCTGGATGGTAGCGAATACTTGGTGAATATTATCCGCTATACCCTCGGCGGCAGCCAAAGTCCTGTAGATAGCGACCTGTTCACCATCCTGATGCAGGAACCGGTGTCCATGGCTCTACCACACAGCGAACAGTTTACCCGTCACGGATATACATGGAAGGCACATGTGGATGCCTCGGCGAGCTTGACGGAAGAAGAATGGACAGCCGCAGGATATGCTGCCCAGCAAGAAGTGACAGCCCAAGCCATCTATCCATCGCCACCCACGAAAGCCCAATACGAGGCTGGAGGCAGTTATCATACCCGTACCGTCTATTATTCAAAGGTCAGGTATGATGACCGCGGGAACCCCTATTGGTCCTATATGAAGGTGACTGTCAGTTTGATTCCGGACGTGGTGGAATAAGTATCTTGTGGGGATGTCCTTTGCTTGGCTTTCGGGCGAACCTACATTTGCAACATTATCTAATCATAGAGAACATGACTATCATCCAACAACCCGACACCCTTTCCCTCAGCCGGAACCTGAAGGCATTTCTCGTGGGTTCTGACACGTCTTTTTCTTTCACCCTCTGCAAGGGCGAGGAAGAACTGCTTTCCCAAGTCTATTCCCCAGGTGAGAACGGTGTGGTCGAGATAGACCTGCGTGACATCGTGCACAGTCGGTTGTCGTTCGATTTCAAGGATTTCACCCAAATATACCAGCAACCAGACTTGGCAGCAGATTTCACCGCCACGATAGAAACACAAGAAGTGACCTTCCGTGTCGTCCGTGCCGGTGTGGACCGCTTGGCGGACAGTGCCACCAACTTTCTCACCCAGAACTTCCTGACCTGGCAGCCTACGGTGAAGCCTGTCACCTATTACTCGCCGGAATACCTCACCTATTATGCCGTGGTCTCCGGTAAAGTGCAACTGAAAGCCTACTTCACGGATGCCGCCGGGGAGGTAACCTCCAACCTAACGCTCACATTGACGCAAGTGATGATCGGTGTGGCCTACACCATTCCGATGCAATACAGTGTCATCGTCGGCAAGCTGGGTGACAAGAAGCCCGCCTACTACGATGTATGGGTGGAAAATGTGTCCGGCGAACGCCTGACCTACATCCAACGCTATTATGCTGACAATTCTCGCTCGTTAAACGAAGATTGGGTGCTGTTTGAAAACTCGCTGGGCGGTTTGGACTGTTTTCGGGCTTATGGTGCCAACACCCTGAACGTCGAGCACACCCACAACATTGCTGAAACAGAGGAAGAGAGCCGGGAATACCGCGTGGACACCGAGCGCAAGTTCGAGAAGAACACTGGTCTACTGAGCCGCGAGGAAGCCCGCTGGCTGCTGGACTTCTTCCCATCATCCCGGAAATACATCTATATCGGCAGCTACGTCCGCCCCATCGTCGTGACGGAAAGCAACGTCTCTGGCAACCTGCGGGAAACGCCGGCCAGCTACACGTTCACCTACAAGTATGCCGATGCCAGGCCCTTGCTGAACCTTCCACGCACAGACGTACCTGCCTCAATGCTGGGCATCGTCATTCCTGATATCGGAAATTTTACCGTACCCCCTCGGCTTTCTGAGGTGCCCCGGCTGTCCCTGTCCGAGGGGGCGTTGTTTCCCGTACAGAATCCCTACAGCGAAACATGGGGAACCACTACCGCCAGAGGGATAGCCGATTTCATGGCTGGATTGCTATCCACCTTGTATGGTACGACCGGAGGAGTAGGACATACGCACAGGAACTATTCCCTGCTCGAATTGTTGAGTTATGTGGAGAAATACCTGTTAGTAGATGGGCAAAAAATTAATGCTGGATATGCTGATAAGGCCGGAGAAGTCGTTGACGACGTATATCTCCGCAAAGACCAGGACGACCAGACCGAATACCTCGTCAAGTTCCTCCAAGGCCTGCACTGTGGGGAGTTCAACCAAGGCAGTACCGGGGTGGGCATCTACCAGGATGATGCGGGCAACTGGCACATCGAGACGGACTACCTGGACGTGCGGTTGAAGTTCACGGCCAAGGAAGTGGAGATACAGACGGTGTACCACATCGCCGGGGCGCAGGTCAAATCCTCGGCCAACATGAAGTGCGTGCGGGTGGAGGAACTGGATGACGTGTACCGCTGCTATATGAACACTACGGACGATGACGGCAACGAGGTGACCAACGACTTCAAGGCGCAGGACCAGGCGTATGTGCAGACGTTCAACCTGGTGAAGCAGGCGGATGGCACGACGGGCAACCATTTCCTCTGGCGGCTGGTGGTGGCCGTGGGCGAGAACTACATTGATTTGTCGAAGTCAGTCTGCGCCGAAGGCAGCGACGCGCCCAAGGCGGGAGACGACATCGTGCAGCTGGGTTACCGGGGCACGGACGACCCGAACCGACAGAACGCAGTAATCGACGCGGGAGCCGGAAACGGTTCGCCGTACTATCGTCAGTATGTGGGCATCGATTCGTTTACCCTGCCCGCCCCGGAGACCCAGCTGAAACCGGGCGACAACGAGCTGTCCGGGCGATTCCACATCGAGCAGGGCAGCACCGGCTGGAAGAACATGGACGGGCTTCCGGAAGAGATTCAAGAGGCAGCCGACCTGGCGGCAGATGCCTACCAGGAGGCGGAATCGGCCAAGGAGTTGGCCGACGGTGCCGCACAGGAGGCAGCCGACGCACAGGACAGGTTGGACGGATGGGCAGACGACGGGGTCATCTCGCCGACCGAGAAGCTGACCCTGAAACAGGAGCTGGAGAACCTACAGGCGGAATACGAGAGCACATCGGCGGACGCGGCCAAGTACGGGCTGGACGCTTCGGCGTATGCCTCTGCCTGGAATGCCTACAAGGCCGAACTGGAGTACCACAGCGCGGACACGCCGGAGAACATTGCCGTCCGTGGCACCTTCGCCACGTCGCAGGCCGCCTTCTACGAGGCCCGCACGACCCTGTTGGGTGCCATTGCCGACAAGGCCAAGGAGTATGTGGACACGTCCATCGGCGGCATCGGCGTGGGCAGCGTGAACCTGCTGCGCAACTCCGGATTCACGGGCAATTATGAGACGGAATCTATGACATCGGGCACCGTTCTGCAACCCGGCACGGAGATGTACAGCAAGGCCCTGCTGCACTGGAGCGGCACGGCCACGGTGCAACAGGACGCGGATGCCGTGTCCGGACGGTCGGCCACGGTGGGCAGACTCTCGCAGGCGGTGGAAGCCTTAATCCCCGATGAGCACTATGTCCTGTCTTATAAGGCAAAAGGTACTTCACTGGCTGTGGCGTGCGGCGGTTTCAGCGTGGCTCAGCCGCTCACGGGCAGTTACCAACGCTATGTGCATAAGTTCACCTTCACCGGTACAGGTGTATTCATGCTCAGCGGTACCGCAACCGTTTGTGACATTCAGTTAGAGCGGGGCACCATCGCCACGGACTGGAAGCCCTCGCCGCTGGACAATGACAAGACGGCGGCCAGGTTCCAATCCATCCAGTACATAGCAGATGCCATCAAGAACGGCAGCGTGGACATCTTGGGCGGGCTGATTCTTGCCTCGATGTTACAGCTGGGCAATTACAAGGACGGCGAGATGCAGAAGGTGACGGCGGGCGTGAGCGGCATCTACAACGATGACGATGACGTGTACACCTGGGGCGGCGGCACGCTGGAGCAGGCCATTCGGGCGGTGATGATGTTCAAGGACGATCCGACGTACCAGCCGGACGAAGCGGAACTGAAACAGATAGCCAAGGCGGTCATCACGCACGGAGGCCGGGCGATATTGAACGATGTCATCCTGCGGGGATATGTCTATGCGCTGGGCGGCATCTTCCAGGGCAGGGTGTCCATTGCCGGTGGCAAGATATTGCTGAATGAGGATGGCAGCGGACAACTGGCTGACGGTGCCTATTACTGGGACGAATACGGCACGCCCTACGTGAAGAGGGACGCCCGCATCATCTGGCGGAACTTGGAAGAAGAAGGGGTGAGCGTCATTGACCCGAGGGTCGGCAATTACATTGAAGGTTCTACGCTGGACCTATCCAACTATGAATTCACGCTGACGGCCCCTTCCGAGGACATGGCCGAAGAGGTCTTGCACGTCCGCGGTAGAGTGATGACCCGACTGGGCGGCTTGATCCGGATCCTTCCGGCATCGACCGGGGAACTGGTCATCTATGACGAAGAGACGAAAACATACCAACCGGTGGAATACGTGTCGCCGCAGGACGCGCCCATTGTGTCGGACATCACCTGCGTTCAGACGGGGACAGCATACGTGTGGGTGGCGGACAGTACCTTTGTCATCCCGGCAGACCCGGAGACCGGAGGAGAAGAAGAAACGACCACATCATCAACGAACTAAGATATGGAACTGACAACGATACAATCATCTTCCAGTTGGGGCGACGCGGCAGCCGCCATCAACCAGAACAACCAGAAGATCAGCACGGAGATTGAGAAGGCAAAGAACTCCTCCACCCGCGCCAAGGGACTGTTCGCCTCGGAGAGCGCGCTGAAGACCAGGTGGCCGGCACCACAGACGGGAGATTGGGCCATCGTGGGAAGCACGGTGCCGGGAACCATCTGGCGATGCAACACGGCCGGCACCTGGACGAACACCGGACAGACCGGAGGCGGGGGCGAGGTGGAACTGGACGACTACCTGAGTTGCGAGGAGATAACAGACGTGACAACTATATTGTAACGAAGATATGAAGAGTGTAAATTATAAGTCTGACTTTAAGCTCATCGAGGGAGGCTGCGATTTCAGCGTGCCGTTCGTGTTCGAGTACCGCACGGGATTCGGGAGGAGCTATAAGGCTGGCCACATTGACGGGCAATATGACAACTGCCAGCTGATGGAGGACGGGCGGCTGATGGTGGTCTTTGACAATCACGGCCTGAATCCCGGCATCCTGACCTGCGAGCGGCACTTCTACCTGACGGACAAGGATTATCACGACGGTATATGCGACCTGTGGGATAAACGCCCGACGGGCATTGTATTGACTTCCGGCAAGACAGAGGAGTGCGACCCGGAGGTGCAGTTGCCACCCTACTACCAGCAGGGAGAACCGGGGAAGCCGGGCGAATCCCTGACCTGGGACAAGATGACGGAAGAGGATAAGGAGGAACTCAAGATGGCTGTGGTGCAGGATGTGGAAAGCGGAATGCTCCAGTCTGAACCGGTGGATGAAACAGAGTACGAAGACTTTTTTTAAGGACATTAAAACATCAAACGAATAACGATATGGCAAAGAAAGTGAAGATAACCAAGGGCGGGCAGACGGTCTATCCCGCCACCGTGATGGATGCCGTGGTGCATCCCGACCTGAGAGTGGATTCCTCGAAGCTCATCGAGGAGGTGAACGTGTCGAAAATCTATCCGACGGGCGGCATTGACGGTACAAATAAATATACACTGGAAGCGGCGATTGCGAAGATTCCTTCATCGCTGCGGAACGTCGGGATAAAATGTTCGTTTATCGGCGAGGAGGGGGAGCTGGAGACGTGGGAGTTTAGAGGAGGAACATTCACATCAGTTACTTCATGGCTACAAGTAGGAGCGATGGAATTTTCCAATATACTCACAGAGTCTTTGTCGGCAGCAAATGCCATTAAAACAGGTTCCCAAGAAAAAGACATATCATCTTCTGCAATCAGATGGGCAGAAGGCTTGTGGAATTATACAAAATCCGAGAGCGGAGGAAGTGGTCATCAAAAAGAGACATATAAGCATGGCTTTTTCAATGTATCAACTTACGACAAGATAATCATAGCGAATACAGGATTTAATGGAAGCTCTTCATCAACGGCAGAAAATATATTGCCTAATATCAGCCTTTATTCGGGAAATACCCCACTGACATATCAGCATGGAGGTGAGTTTGCAGCTTCGAAGTTTGATTTGACTCCTTATGCTCAATACCCTGACCTTATAGCTATCATCAGTGTAAAAAAAGACGCTGAGTTCTCTATTACAGCAAGTTCGGAAGGCCTTCTTCCACAAATTGAGACCCTTGAAGAAAAAGTCGGAGACCTAACTAATTTGAAGGTAAAAGTAGATGGTATTGATAAGGATATATTCTCAGAACTTCAATGGACAAAAGGAACTTGGAATATCGATGAAGAACACCCCAACGGCTATAATAGGGGTTATCTCAGCGTGCACAAGATATGGCATACAGACAAGATAGATATATCCTATTATGAATATATCACATGCAGGGAATTGTTAAATGGCCAATCTCTTTCCACTTCTACAGATTATGTTCCCGGTATATCTATATATGGGGACGGGAATTTTGTTGACCAAATTCAAGGTGCGGATGGGATAAATACCATATATCGCAGCGATTATGCACAATATGAGAAATTAGAAGCGATTTTTCAATGCAAATCTACGTCCGATGACGAATTTATTTCCATCTATTACACCTCATCCATAAAGGTTTTCAGGACACCGGTAAGCAGCGGAACCAGTATTCCTAAAAGAATAGTCATTGTAGGCGATTCATTATGTGGTAATAGGAGTGCCCTTATTGTTCAGCAGTTTGATGCTATTCTTGCAGCCCAAGGTTACGACCCTATTATTTCAAGGGCGATGGGTGGAGAAAATGCCATCGGGAATTTGACGAGAGCCGGAGGACTTGGAATTAGGGTAAAAGCCCCTTTTACGATTCCTGCGAGCGGATCGGTTAATTGCACTCTTGAAAGCCAATGGATTTTGACAAGTGGAGGTTACGCTGCTCTACCTAATAGTATTAACGATATTAGCGTTACTATTTGTGGAATATCTGGGACTTTGAAGAATTCAAGTAGTACATTTAGCTTTACAAGGGATGAAGCAGGGGAACCCGTAAAAATAGGAATCGGTGAAGTATTCTTTGTTAAAGTATTATTTGATGACAGAGACTATGTTCATATCTGGTTCACCGGCCAAAACGGCGGATATGAGGATGAGGAAGAGTGGGCGGACATGGTGAAAGCCGCCGCCATGAATTTTGGCGATAAATTCATCATCTGCTCAACCCCTCATGAGAGGACTACCCCGGAACTCGTCCGGCAAGCCAATATCCACTTCGGATGCAGATACCTGAATTTGCGTGATTATACGAAGGGACAAGCCGTTTATGACGGACAACGACTGGGAATTATTGACAGTGGTTATACGGCTGATGATTACGAACAATTGTTTTGGCCAGGCTCAGACAAAGTACACCAGAACAATCTTTTGTCTTATATATGGGCTGTCAAGATGTGGAATTTGATGCTCGAACTTGGGTTCGTTGAAGGAACACGGATTGAAACGGGAGAATACTATACAGGGGAAGGTTGACAGATGCAGCGTCAGGAGCAGTTAGTGCCCAGTTCCGGACAGCCACAATTAGTAAGGCTGTCTCATTTGCTGAGACAGCCTTATTCAGTTTTTGCGTTCATCTATATTATACAGTGTTCAACAATGCGAGTGCTTTCTTTTACTTTTCATCAATAATTTAAAAGGAACAAATTAATTACTCATGGATTTATCGTTTTAAGATATTATTTTCTTTAGCGAGCCATAATATTTGGATAAGGTATTCCCTATGTTACTTGCCATATCTTGATATGGCTCAAATTCTGCGGGGTGTACACCGTCCGAACCATGATAGGTGTCCGCCGAAGCGGCATTGTTCCTTGTCTTGTTTTCAATAAAGATTGCCCCCAATGTTGTTGCTACTTCCCGCATCTGTTGCGTTAGAGTTTCAAAACGTCCATTAAACAATACGCTTGCATATTTCTCTGCATCATACTCAGTAACGTCCGTGCTAGGCGTTTTATAGGGCGGTACAATGGAAATAATTACATCGGGGTATAATCTACATAATGAATAAGCCGCCGCATACAGGCTTGCCGCTGCGCCAAATTTATTCTTGTCGTTATCTTCCAAGGAGCTGAATGGGTCAGTTTCTGCATCACTGTCAAACCAACGCTTGTTCTGCAAAACAAACTTTACATTTTCCTCCGTGCTTTGCTCAAATGTCTGGTCATTTGCTCCCATCGCGAAAATGATATAATCGGCCTTTTCCAAACCGTATGCTTTGAATTTTTGTACATTTTCATCCCTACATATCCAATTGTTCAAGCCGCCGCTATAATATCCCATGCGTTTGCCGCCCTCAGCGATGGCATATACACTAAGCCCCCAATCCTGTACAAGTGCACTTGAGAATGCGGCCAAGGAATCGGCAAAAACAATCGCCTTTTTACCTATTAATTTTGATTGCAACTTTTCAGAGCGTGTATAATACTTTTTGTCAATATCCAAATCGTCAATATCATAAGCCCCAACGATGCAGAAACTCCTATCCATATCCAACTCCAATTTCTCGTATGTATCTCTCGAGGAATCGGTATATGATGTAACAGTAAATGTCATATTTCCAATATTACTATTGCCATATATCCATACATAATCTTGTTCTTGTCTTATAATATAACCGACCAAAGTTTTACTTTGATGGTATAATGGCCCGACTTGGCTGTTGTCATTAAAATCTGCCCTCACACCGCTTGTATCTCTTATGGATATTACACGATTGGGATTTGTGCTCTTCTTTATTTTGAACACGAATGTGTAAGGTACCTCTACATCACCAGTAAATCTAAAATTTCTTTTTACTGAAACTTGATATAGCATACCGTTTTCATCTTTTACGAATGGCGTTGAAATAAATAGCATATCTGATACTATATTGTAATATAAAGCATCAACCAATATATTATCCATTACGCCTAAAGGCAACGGATAATCCTCATGCCCGTATGATATTTTTTTACTGTTACCGTAAACGGTCAAGGCTTCCTCGTTTGCAAAAAAAGTGATTGGATAGTCCTCTATTTTCTTGTCGCTGTCGTTATAATTATTTAAGTCTAACTGGTAAATAAGATATGCCGCATTATCGGGGATATTGGCTTCCCAATACTCCATGACGCTGCCATTGGTAGTATCGCCACCAAGCAAGGTGTCTTCGCTGTCATAAAACGCCAAACGATAATTGCCCATTACCCCGTAATGAGCCGTATAATAACCGACACGGCCACCTTTGTATTTATCTAAAATAGGGATTGTTACCATGGCGCGGTTTGAATAGACCGTGTTAGCATTATGTTGTATGTCCCCGTTGGCATCCAGCCAAGCATTTGTTACATAGGAAGTAATAATATGGTCATATTTCCCCAAATTATTGTTGTCCCTTGTGATGTAGTCATCTTTCTGCTCCGTCAGTAAAGGCTCTATCCTTGAATCAAAACTTGTTTTTTCCTCGCTTGGAATGCGTAGTATAATATTGGCGTCTCCCAACGATTCTTCTATCGACACAAGTGCGATTCTTGCATTTTCGGGTATTGTTTCCGTTACCATTTTACCATTATCGGCGGCACTTTGTGCCGTGGATTTTATAAATATGTCTGATGTGGGCAAATTATTAAAATCCTTACTATAAAATGCCAAAGCGGCTCTTGAAGGTGAGCCACTCCAATACTTATAGTATTCGATCGTTCCTTTTTGATACGCACTTACGTCTATCTTTGCAATTCTGGCTTCTGGATTATTACTATATTCCGGTGTAATTGTACCGTCTGCTGCAAGTATAAATCGTTTTTCAAAAGCATAGTAATCCTCTGTCTTAACGCTAAAATATCCTGCGATGTGTGCGGCACTTTCTAAGATACTTGCGCCACCACTATTGCCCTCCTCTTTCCAGCTGTCCTTATCATTGAACGTCCCGCCCTGGTACGTCCAGCGTTCCACTCCTCCCTCCTCGTCCAGAAACGAACATTTTAGACCGACGGTTTATTGCCATTTGAACAGCGTTCTAACGCAATCCTTTTGCCGTTAAAAAATCGTGAAGTGTACTGACGTGGACACCGTAAACTTTTGACATTTGCACCTTGGTCACCCCGGCGGCCAGCATGGCTTTGATTTGTTTCTCCTTACCATCGAGGATGCGCTTGCCGGGTCCTTTCGGCCTGCCCAGTTTTATGCCCTCGGACTTCTTCCGGGCAAGGGCTTCCCGGGTGCGCTGGCTGATGAGCTTGCGTTCTATCTCGGCACTGATGCCGAAGGCGAAAGCCAGTACTTTGCTGGTGATGTCGTCGCCCAAACGGTAGTTGTCTTTGATTGTCCAGACCTTTGCGCCGATTTCCATGCAGTGATTGAGTACGGACATGATCATGAAGAGGGAGCGGCCAAGGCGGCTGATTTCAGAACAGATGATGATGTCGTCTTTCCGCACGCCCTTCAGCAGTTTGCCCAGACGACGCTTGTCCACCTCTTTGGCGCCGCTGATGGTCTCGCTGATCCATTTGTCCACTTGCAGGTTGTTTTCCTGGCAGAATCGTTTGATTTCGTAGCGTTGGTTCTCGACCGTCTGGCGGTCGGTGCTTACGCGAATATATCCGTATATCATTTTTGCGCCGAAGATACGAAATCCACTGACACGCCGTGTCAGCCGAATCCGGCGCATGTCCTTTTGACCGATGCCTGCCGCGCATATCTTTGCCTCAAAAAAAGGAGTATGGAGTTACAAGAGTTCATCAAATCACATTTCACTCAAGACCTGAGCCATTGGCTCATCATTCTGTTCGTGTGTTTCCTGTTGCCCGTGTTCGCTGCGCTGTTCGACCTCTGGACGGGTATTGATGCAGCCAAAACGAACAAAGAGCGCATCAGCAGCCATGCCCTCAGACGGACAGTCAGTAAGATAGTGGATTACCTGCGTGTGATTATATTCGGGTTGTTCATCGACGTGCTGGGGTTGTTCTTTTCCTGGTACCTGCTGCCTTATTGCGTCATCATCTGTACGCTGGGCATCCTGCTCATCGAGGGTAAGTCTGTCATTGAGAATCTGAGGCGCAAGAAGAGTCATGCGGCGGAGATATTGGACATGGTGCAGGAAATTATCCGGGCGGCATCGAAACAGGATGCGGAGCGAATTATTAAGCGGCTGAAGGAGAAGGAGGAGAAAATATAGCGCACACACCTTTCTTTTCTATTATAAGCGAAACATGAGAAGACCTGTGCCCCGCCGTCCGCGAGGATATGCAGGGCGATTATTACTAACCATTAACCAAGATAGGAGATATTAAAATATGGGATTTTATATCGCAGTTATGTTAGGCACCGTCATTGTCGGCGTTGTCTCGTTCTTCCTTACGAAGGATACGTATGAATATGAAGTTTTTAAACACAAAGATAATGAATATGACACCACGAGGAATTAGGAACAACAACCCCGGCAACATCCGCCGGAGCAAAGACCAGTGGCAGGGCCTGCGTCCCGAACAGACCGACCCCGACTTCTTCCAGTTCACTGCCCCCGAGTGGGGCTACCGCGCCTTGCTGAAGACGCTCCAGACCTACCGTAAGAAGCACAAGCTACAGACCATCGCCGAGCTGATCAGCCGCTGGGCACCGGCGAACGAGAACAACACGCCGGCCTACATCCGCTCCGTCTGCCGGGAGATGCAGATGCCTTCGACCTACGTCCCCGACGTGGAGGACAAGGGCACGATGTGTGCGCTGGCCGCCGCCATCTCCCGCCACGAGAACGGGGTGGATGCCGTGATGGAAGATGTGGAAAGGGGGTGGGAACTGCTATGAGGACATCGGCTATATTCCTTTTATATATATTGTCCATCGTCTGCCTGCTGTGCGGGTGCAAAGCTTCCCAACAGACGGACACCAAGGTGCAACGGGATTATTCGGGCGACTGGCAGCGTCTGTCCTCCCAGATGGACAGCCTACGAGCCGGGTTCCAGTTGAGCCAGCAACGGGTTACCGACAAGCTGAGCAACCTGAAGGTGGAGCACACCACGGCCTACTACACCTTGCCGGACAGCACGGGCAGGCAATACCCCGTCTACGTCTCCACGACCAAGGCGGACAAGGACGAGCAGACGACCGAGCGCATCCGTACCGAGATGGAGGCCTATATTCGAGAGATAAAAGCGATAGTGGACAGCCTGTCCCGGAAGGTGGATGCCGCGCTGAAGAAGGAGCAGAAGGTGGCGGAACTGTCGTGGTGGGACAGGCACAAGTGGAGGGTCGGCATCGGTGCCGGAATGCTGGTGTTGGTTGTTGTGGGATATATGGTGTATAGGATGAGGAGGAGATGAGGGGGTGTAGTTTGATTTCGTCGGTCATGGTGCAAGGTACACAAAATCGTGCAGGATTTGTGCAACTATTGTGCAAGAACTGTGCATAGATAATTATCTTTGAATCAATAGACAAATAAAAGTCTGTACGATTGCACAAGAAAAAATTATATATCAAATCCATTGAAACATTGAATACCTTCCTGCTTGCTCTCCTCTAGGACATGTGCGTAAATCAAAGTTTCCGATATGTCAGAATGTCCAAGGATTTCTCGCAAAGCTGCAATATCTTTAGTCTTGCGGAGGAAGATGGTAGCGAAAGTATGACGGCCTACTTTGTGCGTGATGTTCTTGTCAATCTCGGCAATAGCAGCAATATCTTTCAGGTTTCTGTTCATTGTCTGTTCGGCCTGAGTCACTTCAAAAACTGGCCCTTTCTTCCGGGTGCCGACTATGTTGTTGAGCAAAGAGCGGAGTGGGGTAGAGATAGGAACCACTATCGGTTCCGGCTTCTTATTCCGGAGCTTCAGGCGGTAATAGGTGAATGACGTGTCGGTGAATTGCTCCAGCTTCAATTGCTTGGCATCGCCTACATGGAGAGAACTGAAGCATAGGAATAGAAAAAATTCTAGCGTCTTGTGCAATTTGTATTCCAACTCACCTGACTTGTACAAAGACAACAATTTGTTCAATTCGTCCTCGGTTAGATAGACGCAAGAAGCCGTCGTCTTTTTGATAGTCCAGTCGGCAAATGGATTTTCTTCCATATATCCATCCTTATAAGCCAGCCTGACATACTTCTTGATGATGCTCATGTTTTTATAGGCGGTATTCGTATTGTTGTCCAATTCCTTGCGGAGGTAAATGAAATAATCATCCAACCAATCCTTGGTAATGTCGTCAAAATGCAGGGTGGGGGAGTATTCGCGTAATTTCCTGATGGCTGAGAGATGCGTGGATAAAGTTCCCATCTCCATGTGGACTGACAACCGCTTCTGTTGTGCGGTTACATAATCGAAAAAAGTGTCGTAATCACTGGGGCGGTGATAGGCACGCAAGAAAGTTTCGCGCGTCAGCTTTTTGTCTTTCAAACGATACTTCACAAACACATTATTTATACGTGCCAATATATTTTCGATAATAAGATTCTTGTCGGCCGCCTGTTTGTCTCCGGAGGTGACCATCTTCTTGCGGTCATTCCAATGTTTTTCCTCGACAGATACCTTAGTCGAGAAATTCACTTTCTGCCGATTGAGGTAGAATGATATCCACACGACGCCATTTGTAGCATTTGGATTATGTTTACGGAGGTATGTCTTGACTTCTATCAT